TGCCAGTGAGGCTGGCGTTGATGCTGACCGTGTAGCTGCTCAGACTGCTTCCGCTGCTGCGGCTACGTCTGAAACCAATGCAGCTACATCTGAAGCCAATGCGGCTACGTCTGAAACCAATGCAGCTACATCTGAAACAAACGCGGCTACATCTGAAACAAACGCAGCTACTTCTGCAACTAATGCTGCTACATCAGAAACAAACGCAGCCACAAGTGCTACAGATTCTTCTGGTTCAGCCACGGCCTCTGCCACAAGTGCGACTGCTGCTGGTACATCCGAAACTAATGCTGCCGCAAGTGAAACTGCTGCTGGCACAAGTGAGCCCAATGCAGCAACAAGTGCGGCGACCGCTTCTACTGGTGCAGCAACAGCTACAACTAAAGCAACTGAGGCAGCTACGTCCGCAACCAATGCAGCTACTTCGGAAACTAATGCTGAAACAGCCGAGACTAATGCCGAAACTGCTGAGACCAACGCAGCTACATCTGCAACTACAGCAACCACTAAAGCATCTGAAGCATCTACGTCTGCTGCGAATGCTTCTACCTCAGAAACTAATGCAGGGACATCCGCATCTACAGCGGCCACTCAGGCATCTGCTGCGGCTGTTTCAGCAGCTACTGCTACAGCCTCTGCATCTACAGCAACCACAAAGGCAACTGAAGCTTCCTCCAGTGCAACTAGTGCGGCTACATCAGCTACTGCGTCTCAGTTAGCTAAGAATGCAGCTGTGGCGGCTAAGGATGCAGCCCTTGAGGCACTAGACAGCTTCGATGATCGTTACTTAGGGCCGAAGGCAAGCGACCCGACCACAGACAACGATGGTAACGCTTTAGTTGCTGGTGCTTTGTACTACAACACCACTGATGATGTAATGAACGTATATGAAGGCTCGTCTTGGGTTGCTGCATATGCTTCTTTGTCTGGAGCTTTGTTACAGTCAAACAACCTATCTGACGTGGACAATGCGGCAACTGCTCGGACTAACCTTGGTCTTGGTTCAGTAGCTACAACTGCATCGACAGCTTATGCCACAGCAGCGCAAGGTACACTTGCATCCACCGCAGTGCAGCCAAATGATAGTCCTACATTCGGGCAAATAACTGCTACCTCGTTTTCTGGTGACGCCTCTGGGATGACAAATCTCCCTACAGGGCCAACAGGACCGCAAGGTCCAGCGGGACCAGCGGGCGCTGACTCGACAGTGGCAGGTCCAGCAGGTCCAGCAGGTCCAGCGGGTGCTGACGGTGCCGCTGGTGCCGATGGTGCTGACGGTGCTACAGGTCCCACTGGCGGCACAGGCGCGGTTGGTCCGGCAGGTCCTACAGGTCCTCAAGGTGCTACAGGTCCCGCTGGTCAGGGATTTTCAGGCAACGTGTCGATGACCGGCACTCTGGATATGAACAACTATAATATCTATGACGTTGAAGATATTGGGCTACAGGACCGCCTGTACCATGAGGGCGACACGAACACCTACTTAGAGTTTGACGCAGATCGAATACGCTTAACCGCGGGAGGTGTTACGCTCCTAGATGCAGTAGAGGGTAGTGTTGATTACTGCCTTGTTGGTGCCAACTTAAAGGTCACAAACGGTGGCTCTGCGCAGCTACAAGATACACCCTTCTGGGAAAATAGGCAGACAGTGACTGCAAATTACACAATCACAAACGGCTACAACGCAATGTCGGCTGGCCCCATTACAATTAACTCAGGCGTAACTGTTACAGTAGGTGCTGGCGAAACATGGACGGTGGTTTAATATGAGTACTCTCAAAGTAAACACATTAGAAGAAGCTACCGCTGGTGGGGCTACCTTCTTCACGGCCAAGGCTTGGGTAAACTTTAATGCGCAGTCTACAATGACTGTTCGTGCAAGTGGTAACACTTCTAGCATGACCGACTTGGGAACAGGCTACTACCAGATGAACTTCAACACATCTATGACGGACGCTTCTTACGCAATATCTGGGATGTCAAAAGATGGTGACTCTTTGGGTGCTCCCTATGAGGGTTACTTTCACATTAACAGCGTCTCCACAGGGAGCCTCAATGTCTACAACACCGCACAAGGTAATGCTGATGACACAGACATTGGCTGCCTTCTGGTAACACAATGAGTAAATACAGAGTAATATTTGAAGACCCAGAGCAACCAGAGCAACCCGCAATGGTGCTTGTCCCTAGTGACAACTGGCTAGAAGAAGCCAAGGCTGGGCTACTGCCACCCATATCCGTTTACTGGGCATTGCAGGACGATGAGCAGCAAGCCATCGCAGAGGGTCGTCACGACACCTTTAAGCATGACCCCGCAAAGCATGAAGCACAGTGGAAAGCACCTCGCATTGGCCCTCTCACAGAGGAAGAGGCCATCGAGTATCTCGTAATGAAGGACATCCCTCGTCACATCTGGTCACAGGAATACAACAGACCAATGTTCAAGATTGTCAAAACAGAAGACGTCCCCTCTGACAGGTCGTTTCGTAATGCTTGGAGGATAGCAGCATGAGTACAATAAAGGTTGATAACCTACAAACTACAGGTGGTGCTGGTCTTTACCCTGCTAGGGCTTGGGTGACTTTTACGATGGATGGCACGCCGCGTATTCTCGCAGATGCTGGTGTTTCAAGCCTCGCAGACTTGGGGACAGGTAAGCCACAGTTTAATCTAAGTACGGCTTTGGCAGCAGCAAACGGTTTGCCATTTAACACTGGTGCGCTTTGGCACGACGCTGGTGGTCCTACTGGAACCACAAGAGAGTATCCCATTCAAACAGGTGGACGTATTTCGGTAACGTCTGCGTGGCGCTGTTTCTGCGGGTCAGAGGGTTCAGGCTATATAGATTGGGACTTGGGTTACTCAGGTTTGATCCGATGAGCAATTACAAAAAAAGTAAAGGAGAAGCACAATGACACAAACACTTATTAAGATCGGCGCAACATCTTATGACGCCGCAGACTACACCATCCCAGCAGAACGGACCTTCCGTGGTGCTTGGGAGGCTGATGCTAATGCAGGGATTATCTCTGTAGACATGGCAGCAGCCAAGGACATCTGGCGTAACAAAATCCGTCAGGCTCGTATTGAGCCACTCGCTGCACTAGACACAGCCTTTATGAAGGCACTCGAAACTGGTGCTGACACCACACAGATTACTGCTGACAAGCAAGCTCTGCGTGATGCGCCTACCCATGCTGACATTGACGCAGCTACAACCCCAGAGGAACTAGCAGCGGTACAACCTGCTGGCCTAACGGTGGTCTAAGATGGCTAGTGTAATTCGAGGTGATGATAACTTTGATAGCTCTTCTACTGGACCTAGCACAACCGCTGGTGATGTTGGCACTTATGCTATGCTTATGAGAACGTCTGGTGGATCAACTATTTCAGCAGGTTCTACCTACGCAGGTAGCGGTCTTAGATATTCTGGAGTTAGAGTGGGTTACAATGCGTATCATGAAGCATATAGCCCAGGTAGCATCGGAAGTACTGTTTCAGGAACATGGAGAGCTATGGGTAAGACATGGAACAACAGCGGTATTCACCCTTTAAACATCTTTGTTAGGATTTCTTAAATGAGCATTATAATCACAGAAGTCCGCAATGCGGCATCTTTACAATCTGACAACCTTCGTATGGACGTAGAGATTAACCACCCACAACACGGTTGGATACCATACACAGTAGACCCTGCTGATACTGACACAACCATCGACAATACTGCTGTCATGGCTTTGATTGGCTCTAACTTTGCAGCTTACGTTGCACCGACACAGGCAGAGCTAGACGCAGCACTTGCGTCAGAGGTTCGTGCTGATCGGGATGGACGTCTTGCAGAAGTAGATGCTATCGCTGGTAACGCATTGCGTTGGGCTGACCTTACATCCGCCGAGCAAGCTGAGTGGTCTACATACCGTCAAGCACTATTAGACGTACCACAACAGGCTGGCTTCCCGAATAATGTCGTGTGGCCTGTTAGGCCGACTTGACGTGACGAAGAATATCATGCGGCAGGTTGATGCTGGCACACTTACAATACAGGATGCTGATTAATGATCTTTGGTAGCTCTCCCTTTTCGATTAACGCCTTTGCTAGTACTGCAGAGACACGCTTTGACGTTCAGGGTGTAGCTGCCACTGCATCCACTAATTCTGTTGTAACAGTATCTGCAGCTAACACGTCTATCGTAGGCGTTACATCTACTACTACAGTAGGTAATGTTGTAACGATAGCTAAGGCTGTAACACTTAGTGAGTCTGTATCTGCTACAGCTTCTCTAGGAACAACTATTGTCATTGCTAAGGCTGATGTACTACCTTCAGGGGTTGACTCTCAAGGTCTTATCGGTACAACTACAGTCTCAGGCCTAGCAAATACATCCGTGACAAGCCCAGCGCTTTCTGTTACACTTGGTAGTGCAGAGACTATTGCTGAAGCCGTAGTAGTAGCGGTAGGTGTAGCAGCTAACATTAATGCAGGTGTTGTTGAAACTCGTACTACTAACGTATTCGAGATTAGCTCTGTACCACTAAACATCTATACGAAACGACCTGCAGTTGATGCGGAGCAGTTTGACTACGCTTCACTTAAGGATAGTTATAGCAGGAACAGGGTAGTCTACGTAGAGGCTACTTCACAGAGATTTACTGTCCTAGTCCCTGCAGATCACGCACAAAGAACCGTACACATTGAGGCTCCTAACACGGATAGAGTTGTCCGTATAGCAGCATAAGGAACATACTGATGTCATACAAATGGCCTGATAAAGATAAAGATGAGATATTAGACTACAGTGTAGACTGGTCACGTTTCTTGGGTGATGATAACATATCTGGTGTAACTTGGTACATCAACGATGCTTCTGGTGTTAAGACCGAAGTAGACGCTGCAGACGTAGTAAATGGTTTGCAGATGGTACAGAAAACTAATACACTGAACGTAGCCACTATTCGTCTTTCCTTAGGAACTAACAACATACGTTATACTATTACGTGTAAGGTTACTTCTGTAGAAGGCTTGCAGTATGAGCGGTCTATCTTTGTACGTGTTAAGGAGAAGTAAGAATGGCATATGATTTCATTGGTTTGGTTAATGATGTTAACCGCCGCCTTAACGAAGTAGAACTAACTACAGCAAACTTCGCTGGTGCACAGGGTTACTATAACTTGACTAAGGATGCAGTTAACGCATCTATGCGTCATATCCATCAGGAAGAGTTTGAGTGGCCGTGGAACCATGCTGAGGAAGAAGAGATTCTAACTCCTGGTGAAGTTCGCTATAGTATGCCTTACAACAGTAAGACAGTTAACATGAACAGCTTCCGTATTAAACGGGATGAAGCTTTAGGTATTGGTACTAGCAAGCTAAAAGTGCTAAACTACGAAGAATATCTTGACAAGTATGTGGATGCTGAGTATAACTCTGGGGAAGATGTAAGAGGTGTACCTAAGTTTGTTGTTCGTGCACCTAGTCGTGAACTTCTCTTTGTTCCCTCACCTAAAGATGCATATGAAGTAGTCTATGAATACTACGCTACGGGTGTAGACATGACTCTTTTCTCAGATGTCCCTGAAATACCTGAACAGTATCGCCACACCATTGTAGACGGTGCTATGTATTACGCATACGTATTCCGTGGTGATATGCAAGCAGCAGGCTTATCAGAGTCTAAGTTTAAGGCGGGTATTAAGAATATGCGTTCTGTTAACATTAACCGCACTGAGTACCTCCGAGATACACGAGTACACTACTGATGGCTACTAATTGGCAGACATTCCCTATTGAGTTTAAAGGTGGTCTCATCTCTAATCTCAGCCCTCTTCAGCAGGGTGCAAATGCTGTTGGTTCTGCTACTATCCTGCAGAACTTCGAGCCTGCACGTTCTGGTGGTTACACTAAGCTGCAGGGTTATGTGAAAGCAGATGATGCAGTAGTACCTGGTTCAGGGCGTGTTCTGGGTGTTAAAGTAGTTAACCCTAGTGAGTACATTGCAGCTAGAAGTAATGGTTCTGTCACAGAGTACCACCTGTCAACAGGAAGCGGCTGGTCTAGCTTAGGTACTACAGCACTTGCTGGTGGTAAGATTCGTAGTACAGAGTATAACTTTGGTGCGGGTCACTTTGTAATCTTTGTAGATGGGACTAATGCTCCTAAACTGTACAATGACACAACAAACACTCTCTCAGACATCACCTCAAACACAGATATACAGGGTGCTGAGCAGGTAGCGATCTTTAAGAATACAGTGTTTTTCTCTAAGGGTTCTAATCTTTATTTCTCTGCTCCCTCTAGCTCTACAGACTTTAGTTCCGCTAATGGTGGCGGTGTTATTAACGTAAGTCACGGCATTACAGGTCTTATCTCTTTCCGTGATCAACTTATCATCTTTAGCCGTAACAACATTCAACGTCTCTCAGGTACAACATTAGCTGACTTCCAACTCAGTCCTATTACTGAGAGTATTGGTTGTCTTGACCCTGATACCATCCAAGAGGTTGGCGGTGACGTTATGTATATGTCACCTGATGGTATTCGTCTCCTAGGTGCTACGGATCGTATTGGTGACTTTGCACTTGAGGTTGCTTCTGACCCTATCGCTGATGACGTTTATAAGTTTGCTCAGAGTACTTCTAACTTTTGCTCTATCGTTGTTCGAGAGAAGGCACAGTATCGCATCTTTGCTTACACAGAATCAGAACAGTCTAAGGTTGCTCGTGGGTTGCTTGTAACTAAGTTCTCTAACCAAGGTGCTGAGAGTATGGCATGGGGTGAGAGTTCAGGTATTAAAGCCTACGTAGCGGATTCTAAGTACACATCTTCTGCAGAAACTATTGTGTTTGCTAATGAAGACGGTTATCTTTACCAAATGGAGCAAGGATCTAGCTTTGATGGTGCTTCCATTGAGGCTATTTATGAATCTCCTTACATGCCTATCTCTGACCCACAGATACGTAAAACATTCTACAAGTTAACTTCTTACATTGATCCTAAGGGTTCATTCTCTTTAGACTTATCAACTAAGTATGACTTTACACGAGCTAATAACCAGAACCTGATTCAACCTGCTTCTACGACTATTACCAGTACGGGCTTGGCAGTATCTTTCTACGGGGCTGTTGTTTCTCGTTACAACACTGCTACATATGGTGGTGAGCTAGACAAGGTTTATCAGAATCAGATCATCGGCTCAGGCAAGACTATTTCAATCCGTATTGAAGATAACTCAACAAACCCTTCATTCACACTAGATACTGTTCTACTAGAGTTTACTCAGAATGACAGGCAATAATAAGGAATACCTCTGATGGTAGGTTACACTCGCCAAGATACGGCAAACAACATCGCTAACGGTAACGTAATTGATGCGGATGATCTCGACAGCGAGTTCAATGCTATTGAGGATGCTTTTAACTCGACTTCAGGCCACTCTCATGATGGTACTGCAGGTCAGGGTGCTCCTATCTCTAAGGTAGGTCCAGGCCAAGATATTATTGTAGGTACAACTAACGTGTTACCTAAAGCTAACAACATCATGGACTTAGGCTCACAGGCTGCTCAGTTCAAGGATGCTTGGTTTGACGGTACAGTCTCTACTGATACTCTGATTGTTGGTAACAACAGCTACACAAACATCTCTAACAACGAGTATGATGTTACTTCAGGTGGTCTAACCTTTGATGTAGCAGGTGATATTACACTTGATGCAGATGGTGGTGATGTTGTCCTAAAAGACGGCGGCGTTACTTACGGTAGCCTTAAGGGTGTTTCTAACGAACTGTCTATCTATTCAGGTACAACAGAGGCTTTGGCACTTACAGGTTCAGATGTTGTAGCTCGTGGTGACTTAGATGTAACTACAAACGCTACTGTAGGCGGCACTATGTCTGTCACAGGTAACATGACTATCCCTACCGCTAACCTTACACTTAACTCAGGTAATGCAGTAATTGGTGGTACTCTAGGTGTTACAGGTCTAATCACAGGTAATATCTCTACCCTATCCAATCATACCACCAGTGGTCTAACTGAGGGTACTAACCTGTACTACACCACAGCACGAGCACAAACAGATGCTAAGACTGCTATTTCTGTAACTGATGCAGGTGGTGACGGCAGTGTCACGTACTCAGCAGGTACTATTACTTATACAGGTCCAAGTGCTGCAGAAACTCGTGCACACTTCTCAGCAGGTACAGGTGTAGCTTACTCAGGTGGTCAGTTCTCTATTGGTCAAGCCGTAGGTACATCATCTAACGTAACCTTTAACAACGCTATCGTTAACGGTAATCTAACTGTGAACGGTACAACAACTTCTGTTAACTCTAATGACGTAAACATTGGTGACGCAACCCTAACGCTTAACTCTGATGAGACAGGTACACCTAGCCAAGACGCTGGTATCACCATTGAACGTGGTACATCTGCTAATAAGTCTTTCCACTGGGATGAGTCTGAGGATGAGTGGTCAACTTTCGGTGAACGTATTAAAGCTGGTAGTTTTGAAGGTTCATTAACAGGTAATGCCTCTACAGCAACTGCACTACAGACAGCACGTACTATTAACCTTACTGGTGACGTAACGGGTTCTGTATCATTCGATGGTACAGCTAACGTAAGTATTGCAGCTACTGTAGTAGACGATCAACACAACCATGTTATTGGTGACATTGATGGTCTACAGACAGAAATCGACACTAAGGCTGAACTAGCAGGTTCTACTGGTCAGGCGTTCTCAGCAAGTACTTT